CTTGGTGACCTATTTGGTAAGACATACGGCAGAGAACTAAATTGGCAATACATAAAATCGGGAAGGATAAAACACTTCCCATTAATTGCCCATTGGATTGCGGGAGATAACTCCCTTCATTATCTGGATCTTCTATCAAATGACCTGTCAAAAGGTCCTTAAATAATTTCTGAATATAAATTTCAGTGATCCATGGAAATGAAGAGGAGAGAATGCGATCTATTAATGAGTTTACAATCTCATCAGATATATAAGAAAACATCTTATTCGTTGCATCTTTATAATCTCCATTCAGCCATTTCTCGTTCTTTAATAAACGACCTAATTGCTGTTCCAAGATTCTCTCCGTAACAGGCGTTCCTATCAACTGCGTAATCTTATGGTTCCTTAACCTCTTATGGAGGAATTTCTGAAAAGGAACAGCGAGATAACTCGCTAACGCAGGACCCTTCGTGATAACACGAACTTTTAACGCCTCAGCTAAAGGAACAATTTTCGTCTTCCGTTCAGTATAAACATGATTAAAAAAAAGAAGGTCATTAAGTAATCTATCACTATAACGTGGTAAGTGAACGAGGACTTTCTTCTGAACGAAAGAGCCTATGTGGCCACGACAACTATCACAGTCGTCAATGCGGCCCATGGCTCGTGGCGACCACTTCAAGCGTCGACCACCTTCCCATCCCATGCAGACTCCATCACAAAACCAAAATGCCGAATCATCCCAAAGAAGGGAGTCTTCAACACTAAAGGCAGAAAGCTCATCGGCGTACTTCGCCAACGGATTGAATTTTTCAAACCGTTTCAAACATGATAATACTTCATTGAATGAGCCCCCATGCCCTCTGGCACAATCATGGGATGCGGATGTACTGGGTATACCCGTCAGTACATAATCCTCAGGTTTAAAACAACCCTGAGGAAAAAGTTCCTTTACAGTCTTATCAATCTCGTCCTTAACATCTTGTTGTGTAACAACAACCCTTGAATTAAATATATCAAGATAAACTTGCTTAGGAATCTTGGGTTGAGTTGTAAGGTCCTTAAAAGTATCCTGGGCAGCTTTCTTAAGTGCACATTGAGATACAACCTCACAACCTCTCTTTACACCTTGTAACAGAGAACACAAGAAACTATTTAAACATATTTCACAAGATGTTCGACGAAACAATCTGTACCATCTAATCCATCTCCCCCCAAGGAGGATACCAGGCTTATCATGTTGATCTTCAAATAAAGCCTCAGGTAATTCAACCTCCTTTTCTACAGAATAGAAGGCGACAATTTTATATTTAACTAATTTTGCCCAATTCATGGGTGTCTTTTCCTTCTTCTGTAGTAATCGAAATAGTCCGAACCACTGCTCCGTGAGAGAGAAATCCTGATCTTCATTCAACCGGAAACCAAACGATTCCGATGTTTGAATGATTAGCGATATTGCTGATGTTATACACAGCAAGTCTTTTCTCTCATCTGCGGTGGAGTTTACCCTACTACCATAGGTCCGAGATAATCCTCGTGTTAAACGAACACGGTATGCACATGGACAAGGGGAGGTCACACCCCTCTTCGCTTCCAGTGCGGATATCTCGGTCGCAGCCTTTTCCTCGCTCTGAACATTCGAT